CTCCAGTCTAATAGCATATCTAATGTTACAAACTTTACATTTAATGTTATTGAACCATACAGCATGGGGATGTTTTTAATTGCTTTACAAACTGCGGCTCAAAAATATGCGCAACAAGACAACTGGCTTCAAGCTCCTTTCCTACTAACAATAGATTTTAGAGGCGTAACTGAAAGCGGGCAAATGGTTAACATACCTAATACTAGTCGCAAAATACCTATTAAACTTACTAATGCCGCCTTCACTGTAGATGAAAAAGGTTGCGTCTATGCCATGCAGGCTATCCCATGGGGTGCGACAGCTCAATCAAAAGCAGATGCAGGTATAAAATCAGATATTTCTATATCAGGAACTACAGTACAAGAAATGTTGCAGACTGGAGAAAAAAGTCTTCAGGCTGTTATAAATGCAAAATTAAAACAACAAAAAGAAAAAGGTATAGTACCAGTACCAGATGAAATAGTAATTATATTTCCTACAGATATTTCTAGCGGCGGCAACAGTAAAAAGAATGACAAAACAGAAAGTTCATCATCTGCAACTACTCCTGTTAGTATAGATGCTATTGCTAAACAGTTAAAATTAACAAGAACCGGAGCGATTGGTTCAGATAAAAATGTTAATCTTGTGCAGGCCGATGCTGATTGTAATATCATAGGACAATCAAAATTAGGATTTAGTGATTTAAGAAAAGGTTATCAACCAGTAGGCAAAGACAAAGAAATATACAATACTGTTAAAGATGTTAATGTCCGATCTAATAATGTCACCGATGTAACATTATCTGATTTTAAATTTAGCCAAGGTACTGATATCATGAACGCTATTAATCAAGTAATATTGAATAGTGATTATGTAACTAAAGCATTAGAAAAAGGTCAAATTGATAATAAAGGTCAACGCCAGTGGTGGAACATAGATACACAAGTTTATAATCGATCCACTGATGAAAATTATGCTGTTACTGGAATGAAACCTAGGGTAATTGTTTATAGAGTTATACCATATCTAGTTCATACTGCTAACAAAAGCGCACCTAATCAATTGCCCATTGGAATGAGTGAATTAGGCGCAGAAATAGTTAAACAATACAATTATATCTATACAGGAAAAAATGTAGATATTATTAAATTTAATATTCAATTTGAGTTTAGTCAAATTGGAATCATGGGACAAGCTACCCTTGCACAAACACAAGATGAACGTAAAGCCGCTGAATCAGCCGGTGCTAAAGATAAAAAAGAAGATAATAAATCACAACCACAACCGCCAGGTAATAAACCTTCTCTACTAACTGGAGTATTATCTACAGCGCAACGATGGATAGAATATGTTACTGGAACAGACTATAATGGTGGCGGCGGTAATGAAAATTTTGCCACTAGGGCGGCAAGATCATTTCATGATGCTGTAACAAGTCCAGGAGACATGGTAGATTTAGAAATGGAAATTATTGGAGATCCTTATTATATAATACAAAGTGGATCGGGGCCTTACACTAGTGCTATACAATCACAAAATTTAAATCAAGATGGTTCTATGGCACACTTAAATGGCGAAGTACACATTTCTGTAACTTTTACAACGCCAGTAGATATAAATTTATCTACAGGATTATACGACTTTGGCAAAACAAAAACAGCACCGGTAAAGCCATGGACAGGTTATTATAGATTAACTGGCATTACTAGTAAATTCAAAGACGGAACATTTACACAAACACTAGTTGGATCTCGTATCCCGGGGCAAGAACAACCTAAATCTAATGCGGCCACTCCTGATACTACATACAACATACAAAATAAAACAGAACAAAAATCTAGCAAATAACTATGGCAAAAATAACCGATTACTACTCTCCAAAAGAAATAGAACCGTCGTCACCTGGCCCATTTCTTGCGTCTGTAGTTAGTCATCAAGATCCTACTTACATGGGAATACTTGAGGTTGAAATTCTAAGACCATCTGGATCAACACAATCTGGATCTCAAGGACAATTACATCAAGTAAGATATCTAAGTCCGTTTTATGGTGTTACTAAATTAGCTGATACTAATACTGACCCTAATGCAAATAATTTTACTAATAGTCAACAAAGCTATGGTATGTGGTTTGTTCCGCCAGATGTAGGAACTACTGTTGTTGTAATTTTTATTGACGGTGATCCAAAGCGTGGATTCTGGATGGGATGTGTAGCAGACGACAATATGAATTTTATGTTGCCAGGCATACCTGCCACACAAAACACAGTTGAAACTACACCTGGAGATAATAATCCAGATCCGCATTTAGGCCGTGCACCTACCGGAGAGTATAACAAATTAATTGACGGGAACAATGCGCCTGGCGACCCAGAAGCACTTAAAAAACCTCAACATCCTCTTTATGCAATTTTACAAAATCAAGGATTAAGCCTAGACGACATTCGAGGACTTACTACAAGTAGTGCTCGTAGAGAAACTCCTAGTATGGTATTTGGAGTTAGCACTCCAGGCCCATTAGACAAGCGAGCCGGAGCTCGTAGAGGAACACAAGGTAAAAAAGAATACGAAATAAAAAGTGCTCCACTTAGTCGCTTGGGTGGTAGTAGTTTTGTTATGGATGACGGTGATGACAAGTTCATTAGGATGACAAAAGCTAATGCCGGTCCTCCTGCATATGAATCAGTTGAAGCATTACCAGACGGACAAAAACCAGCTGGTGATCAAACACTCCCTCACAATGAATTGGTTCGTATTCGTACACGAACTGGACATCAAATACTTTTACACAATTCGGAAGATTTAATTTATATTGCCAATGCTGCCGGTACTGCTTGGATAGAATTATCTAGTATGGGAAAAATTGATATATTTGCCGCAGACAGTATTAGTGTGCATACTCAATCAGATATGAATTTTTATGCCGACCGTGATGTTAATATAGAAGCTGGTAGAAATATTAATATGAAATCTAAAACAAGAACACAATTAGAAACAATGGGTGATCTTAATGTTCTTGTAGGTGGTAATTACAAAGTAAATGTAGTAGGTGATTACATTAATGTATTAAAAGATTTCAATGTAACTACTACTAAATCAATAAACTTAACCAGTTTAAATACAAATTTAAAAAGCAGTAATAATATTTTAATGACAGCATCTACAATAGGTGAAAACGGTCCGCCAGCCGCATCTGCACTAGCAACTGCACCATCGGTATTAACAACATTTGACAACATATATGATTTAAAAGGATCTAAAATTACCAGTATCATGAAACGTATTCCAAATCATGAGCCTTGGCCACAACATGAAAATTTAGATCCGTTGTTTATGACTACAAGTGCTACAGATAGAGAAAATACTGAACCTGTTACATTTACTGCAAATAAAAATAATCAACTAATTCCGCAATATTATGGTGTCTATACAACTGCAACAGATACCTTTACAAAATACAAAGGAACCGCAAGCAGTAAAGGAGCATAATTATGGCCAACAGTCTATATACTAAAAAAGTTATCACAACAAAAGCTACAGCAAACGCACCTTCTACTCCAAGAATGTATAGAGGATTCAGCACAGTTAGCACAAATACGCAAAATTTTGCCTTGTATGATTTTGAACTTATTAAACAAGATTTAATAAATCATTTTCATGTTCGACAGGGTGAAAGATTAATGAATCCCACATACGGATGTGTAATATGGGACCTGTTGTTTGAGCCGTTGACTGCTGAACTCAAAGAAGTAATTTTACAAAATGTTAATCAAATAGTTAATTTTGATCCTCGTATACAAGCTGAAAATGTACTAGTAACAACATACGATACTGGTATACAAATAGAAGCTATGTTAAAATATGTTCCTTATAATTTGCAAGAAAAATTACAGATTCAATTTGATCAAGTTAACGGCCTAACAGCACAAACCGCATAAAATACGCATATAATTTTATCAAATAAATACAGTTATTAGGATCAATCATGAGTTCAACTACTAGACAAAACAATCTACTACTAGCAGAAGATTGGCAAAAGATATATCAAAGTTTTAGAAATGCAGATTTCCAAAGCTATGATTTTGACAATCTACGCCGTACTATGATTGACTATATTCGTACAAATTTTCCTGAAGATTTTAACGATTACATCGAGTCTAGCGAATATCTTGCTTTAATTGATATCATTGCGTATGTAGGACAAAGTATTGCTTTCCGTGCAGATTTAAATGCTCGTGAAAACTTTTTAGAATTAGCAGAACGTAGGGAAAGCATATTAAGACTAGCACGTTTAGTTAGCTATAATGCCAGTAGAAATGTAGCCGCACAAGGTTTATTAAAATTCTCAACAGTACAAACTACAGAAAATGTATTAGATAGTAATGGTAGAGATCTAGCTGGACAATATATTAATTGGAATGATAGTAGTAATCCTAATTGGTATGATCAATTTATTAAAGTACTAAATGCGGCATTCCCACAAACACAACAGTTTGGAAATCCATCAGACAGTGCCACAATTTATGGTGTGCCTACAGCACAGTACAGATTTAATGCCAACAACACCGATGTTCCTGTTTATGCTTTTACAAAAACAGTAGCAGGTAGAAACATGGATTTTGAAATTACCAGCACTAGTTTTACAAATGAAACCTTTATATATGAAGAGCCTCCAAAAATTGCCAATCAAATTGCCTGTGTCTATAAAGATGATGGCTATGGTGCTGGAAGTCCCGGTACTGGTTTCTTTTTTAATTTTACTCAAGGTACATTAAACACCGGAACATTTTCAGTTACTAATCCTAGTACTAATGAATCAATTGATATTAACACACCTAACATCAATGACAGTGATGTATGGCTATATCAGTTAAATCAAAGTACAGGACTTGAAAGCACCTTATGGACTAAGATTCCTGCACTAACTGGTAATAATGTTATATACAATTCTGTAAATCAAAAAACTAGTACTATATATGCAGTAACTACGAAAGTAAGTGATGCAGTTAGTTTAAATTTTGCCGACGGTATCTTTGGTAGTTTACCTAATGGTGATTTTAGAGTATATTATAGAATTAGTAACGGGTTGACATATACTATTAATCCGGCAGATATTGTTAATGTATCTATAGCAATACCTTATATTTCTGCTCTAGGCGCACCGCAAACATTAACAGTTAGTTTAAGTTTAGCAAGTTCAGTAATTAATGCTACAGCATCTGAAACTAACGATAGTGTTAAACAAAATGCACCGCAAACATACTATACACAGAATCGTATGATAACAGGCGAGGACTATAATATTAGTCCGCTTGCCGCTAATTTGCAAGTTGCTAAAGTAAAATCTATTAACAGAACATCGAGCGGTATTAGTCGTTATTTTGACTTAACAGATCCAACAGGAAAATATTCTAGCACAAATTTATTTGCCGATGACGGCGTAATTTATCAACAACAGTATACTACGGGTACTACATTTTCAGTATCTGGCAGTCAAGTAGACGGCGCATATATTCAAGGTGTTATAGACAATACTGTAATGCCAATTCTTGAAGATCCTAATCTTAGAAATTTCTTTTATTCAAATTTTGTAACTTATACTGCCTCTAGTTTAAATGTTTCATGGTTCTCAGTTACTAACGACAGTAATAGTTCAAGTGGTTATATTGGCGGAACATCAACAACTACTCCATTTACTGTTGGAAGTTATACACTTACAGATTTGAAATATATCACAGCAGGAGCATTAATTAAATTTACAGCACCAACTGGGTATTATTTTGATACTAAACAAAAAAATAAACTAGTAGCTGGTACTACTTTGCCTAGCGGTGGAACAAATTATTTGTGGGCAACTGTAGTTTCTGTCAACGGAGACGGTACTGCTAGCGGAACAGGAGTCCTATCAACAGGCTTTGGTGCGATTGTGTTGAGCAAAGTTTTACCGACACTAACTGATAGTACAGGTAAAATTATAGCGGCTCCTGTAGTTTCTCAAATTATACCACAATTTAGTACAACATTAACTTCTAGTGTACAAGCATCAATGATTGATTTAATCCTTAGTAATTCATCATTTGGATTAAGATACGATGCTAGTACTACAAGCTGGCAAATTATTTTTGAACAAAATTTAAATATTAATTCAACATTTAATTTGCAATATCAAGGCAACAATACTAACACTCAGCAGGACGCCAGCTGGTTGTTGTTGTTTACTACTGACACATTGACATACACTATTACAGAACGTGCTGTTCGTTATGTGTTTGAAAGTGATGCAGAAGTTACATTTTATTTTGACGACAGTGTAAAAATTTATGATATAGTAGGATCAAATACTATAACAGATCTTGTTAAAATTTTAAACATTAACACTCAACCAGACTCGCCTAGCCCTTTCACAATTGATTACCCATGGCAAGTTGTAAGTGAATATATTGGACAAGATGGATATATTGATCCTAAAAAAATTATTATAACATTTGCAGATCCAACAAACAGTGGAGTTGTTGATAATCCACAACAGTTTTTAGATATTGTTTCTCCTTCTACTAATTTGTTACACAAGTTTGTTGTACAAAAAAGATATGAAATTACTCAAGGACAAGAAGATTACAAATATGTTGTTAACGATCCTTTAACTGGACCGGTGCTAGTTTTTAGTACACAAACAGCCGCGTACCCTTTAAGTCAATGGACTGCCGGACAGTATTTTTATTTTATTGATACACAAACTGTTTTCCAATACTTTCCAACAAATACAACACAGCAATTACAACCAACCTTAGATTATAAAGTTTTTGTTGGTAGAGATAATTTAAGATTTCAATATACTCATAGTGCAGATTATGCTAGCCGCATTGATCCGGGATCAAGTAATATCATGGATGTCTATGTATTAACACACAGCTATGATATTGCATTTAGACAATGGGCCGCAACTGGCGGAGTAACAACTGAGCCATTACCTCCAAGCCAAGATGAATTAAACACATTGCTGTCACCTAATCTTAATCTAATTAAATCTATTAGTGATGAAATCATCTACCATCCAGTAAACTATACATTGTTATTTGGAACTCTAGCTGATCCTAGCTTGCAAGCAACTTTTGAAGTTATGATTAATCCTACATCAGCAGTTAGTTCAGCTAATGTAACAGCTCGAGTATTGACAGCAATTAATCAATTCTTTGCTCTTGAAAATTGGGACTTTGGTGATACGTTTTATTTCTCAGAATTATCAACTTATGTAATGAATCAATTATCACCGGATATTATTACTTTTGTCATCGTACCAGTTCAGACTGGGCAATACTTTGGTAGTTTATTTGAAATTAAATGTCCTAACAACAGTATATTTTTAAGTTGTGCTACAGCAACAAACATACAAGTAGTAGCAGGTTTAACTTCTACTAATCTTAAAACAGTAACAGGGACAGCATTGTCGGCAACAGTATCTAGTCAACAAATTACTAGTGCAAATTATGGGGCAAATAATTAATGGCAACAAATGGTAACATTCCAACAGGTAACACTGGCCTAGGTGTAAATTTTCTTCCAGATTTTTATCAAACACCTGCAAACAAAAAATTCTTACAAGCAACCCTTGATCAATTATATCAACCAGGCACAGTAACAAAGACTAGCGGATTTATTGGTCGAGAAAATGCCAAAGCGGCAACAGGTACAGATGTATATGTGCAAGCAGCCTCTACTGTTAGACAAAATTATCAACTTGAGCCGGGAATGGTAATCAAAGATAATTTAGGAAATGTCACATTTTTTAAAGATTATCAAGATTACATTAATCAATTGAATGTATTTGGAGCCAATACTAAAGACCATGCACGATTAAATGCACAAGAGTTTTATAGCTGGGATCCACATATTGATTGGGATAAGTTTGTTAACTTCCAAGATTATTACTGGATGCCTTATGGCCCTGACGTAATTAGAATTTATGGACAGCAACAAAATGCAGTTAGCACGTATACTGTAGAAATACAATCTGAAAGCAATGTTAATGAATATTTGTTCACACCTAATGGATTAGATTTAAATCCAACTATTAAATTATATAGAGGACAAACTTATAATTTTGTTATTAACAGCCCAAGCAATGTTTTTAGTATTAAAACAACTAGATCAATTGGTTCAAGTGATCGGTATGCTACAGGCATTACAAATAACGGCATAACTGACGGGGTAATAACTTTTGCAGTTCCAGTTGATGCACCGGATCTTTTATATTATCAAAGCGAAACAGATAGTTATCTTGGTGGTGCAATTGAGATTTTTGACTATCTAGAAAATTCTAGCATTGATGTTGAGAACGAATTTCTTGGTAAAAAAACTTATACACTAAGCAACGGAACAGCAGTAAGCAACGGTATGAAAGTACAGTTTGGCGGTAATGTTACACCTGCAGAGTATGCTACCGGAAGTTATTATGTAGAAGGAGTAGGTACAGCTATTAAACTAGTGCCAAGCTCTCAACTAGAAATTGTTACTTCTTATACTACAAATAATCCTATTAATTTTGATGCAACATCGTTTGATGTAAGCCCATTTGATGATGCTACCGGATTTGCTAGTATTCAAGATTATATTGTTGTTAATCGTGCTAGTAGAGATCATAATCCGTGGACTCGATACAATCGTTGGTTCCATAAAGATGTAGTTATAGCATCGGCATCATATAATAAAGATGTGCCTGTTTTAGATCAAACTGCTCGTGCTGTTAGACCAATTATAGAATTCCAAGCTGACCTTAAATTATTCAATATGGGCACAACAGCTATAGTCGATGTTGATCTAGTAGATACATTTACTACTAATGTCTTTTCAACTATTGAAGGATCTCGAGGTTATAATGTTGATGGAGTACAATTAATACACGGACAAAAAATATTATTTTTAGCAGATACAGATCCATTAGTACAAAATAACATTTATGAAGTTGGTATAGTTAACGTTCGAGGTTATAATCAAATTACATTAACACAAATTGTAACACCAGAGTTGAATCAATCAACTTTAGTATTGCAAGGCGACAAGAATAAAGGGTTAATGTACTGGTATAACGGTACAACATGGACCACTGGTCAGCAAAAATTATCAACTAATCAGCCTCCGTTATTTGATATAGTTGACAGTAATGGTATAAGTTACGGCGATACTAATACATACATTGGTAGCTCCTTTGTTGGAACTAAGTTATTTTCATATACTGTTGGTACCGGATCTAATGATATAATTTTAGGATTCCCATTAAGTTATCAAAATGTAAGTAACATTGGTGATATAGCATTTCAATTTGATTTAGCAACCGATACATTTAACTACAAGCTCAATTCACAATTAATGACAGTGAAAGTCGCATCGGGATATCTACTAAGTTTTGATTATTCTGGCAACGAAGTTTTTGTTAACGGTTGGCAAACTTGTACAACTCCTACAGTACAAGCGGCTGTAAGAATATACAAAAATTCTGGAAAAACTAATGACTTTGCTATTGATGTTTACGATGATATTTCTAATCTTTCAGATTTAATAGTAAAAGTTTATGTTAACGGTATACGTTTAGATCCTAGCCGTTGGACATTAGTAGCCGGAGCTGCCTATTATGAGATAGTTCTTAATAATGATATTGCAACAACTGATGTGTTGACCATTAGAACATTTGCGGCACAACCAATTAACACTAACGGTTATTATGAAATTCCTGTTAACTTACAAAATAATTCTTTAAATTCTAATATTGTTTCTTTTACACTAGGCGAAGTAACTGATCACGTAAACAGCATCATTGATAATTTACCATCAAATTTATTTACGGGAGCTTTTCCTGGCGATAGCAATATAAGAGATTTAGGTAATATTACCCAGTATGGTACTAAATTTATACAGCATAGCGGACCATTAAGTCTTGCCATGTATCACATTGGTTCAGAAACAAATAATGTTATCAAAGCACTTGAAACTGCACGAGATGACTATAACAGTTTTAAACGTAATTTTATTTTAACAGCTAGCAATTTAGGTGTTGACGGAACTACAGTACAGTTAGTAGAATTAATTTTACAAAAAATTAATAAAGATAAACCTAGTACTGCTCCTTATTATTTTAGTGATATGGTGCCTTATGGTGCTAACACAACGACTGATCTAACAGTTGTAGATTA